TCCACTAGTAGTCAAGACGCAATTCGTAGTGAAGCTGCTTTCCCAACTCAAGTGATTGACTATCTTAAATTTGATATGTTCCATCATAAGGATAATAAGCAATATGGTGATTCTATATACTTATATTTACCCAAGAAGTTAACTGAGCAATATACACAGAAGTGGGGTAAAGCAGAATTAGGACCAGAAGGTAGTGCTCTATTAGATGCAGCATCTACAATGATAGGTAGTGAAGATATATCTAAGGAAGATTTTAGTAAAGAAATTGAAAAATATGCACAAGCAGCAATGCCTGGAATTGGGTATAAAGCAGGTGCTTCATTAATTAATACAGCATTAGGTGCTACTGGAGTAGATGCTAACCTTAATAGAAATACACTATCATCACTAACTCAAGGAAAAATATTCAACCCATATGCTGAAGCAGTATATGAAGGACCAGGTGGATTTAGAGCACATAATTTCAATTTTCAATTAATACCAAAAAGTGCTGCTGATGTCATTACTATAATGAAAGTTATAAGACAATTCAGACAAGCAACACTACCTAAGAAAGATGGTAAGAATTGGTTAGTATTACCAGAATACTTCAGATTGAAGATAGTCAGATACATTGATAGAGGTGGTGGAAATGAAGAAATCAGTAATCCTGATAATGGTGGTGGGGGAATGTTAAGTTCCATAGTTAGATTCCCAACTAACCTCGTAATGGAAGATTTCACAGTATCAATGGATGATAGAACATCAGTAAAATCATCACTTAATGATAAATTCTCAGATCTTGGTCCTTTAGTATATAACCTATCATTAAAAATGAAAGAGACTGCATACCTTACAAAAGACACCTTCGAACCTGAAGGTTCAGAGGATGGTGTTTTTGGTAGTGGTGCAGATGGACAACCAACTGAATCAGAAACCCAATCATGGGTACAAGGTCAACTTGAAAGATTTGGATGGGGTGACTTCGGATTAGGTAGTTCAAACAACGTAGCATAATGGCATATTTCAGCAATCTACCTGATGTCTTTGTAAGGACATCCAGTTATCGACAGAATAATGTCGATCCATACAAATTAGCTAAGAATATCTTTAGAAGGATTAAAATACGTGATGAGTTAGATGACGTTATTCTTGGTTTTTCTCAATATACTATTAAAAACAACCAAAGACCAGATCAAGTTGCTGGTGAAATATACGGAAGTATGGGTTTAGACTGGGTAGTACTTCTATGTAATAATATTATTAATGTATATGATGAGTGGCCCATGTCTGAAGATGAGTTAGAACGTTATATCGATAATGCATATGAAGAAGATGCCGATTCAGTCCATCACTGGGTTACTCAAGAAATAAGAGATATAAAAGGTCGTATCGTAGTTAAAGAAGGACGCACAGTGCCTGAAGATTGGTCATATACCAAACCTGACGGAACTGCAATTCCTAAAGATGAGCTAGTTAGACCAATATCAGTCTATGAATTTGAAAGTGATAAAAATAACCAAAAACGCAATATTTACCTTTTAAGGAAACAATACGTTGGAAGCTTTGTTGAAGAATTTACTAATTTATGCCTATATCTTCCAAATAGCGAAGTTGAGATGGAAGACCAAACTAAGAAATCTCTAAATACGACTCAAGAGCAGTTTCAAACGGTTAAACCAACTTATAGCACAAATATCGGTCAAAGCAGTTCTATCGAATTTGCTGCTGAAGCGGATTATTCATCTAGGACGTTTAATACCTCAGATCCGACTATTAGTGCAGGTGACGTATTAGCAGATGGTACCACAGTAGTAACTACAACCACTGCTGGAGTGCAAGATACTTCAACTACAACTAATCAATTTGGTTCATCAGGGACACCTGGAGGTGGGTCATATTAAGTAAAAATACTTAGCGACCCTACAGGACAAAAAAATACCCCCGATTTTTTCGGGGGTTTTGCTTGTTCAAAAAGTCGAATAATATATCAAAGTGGTCTAACTCGTCTGTTACACCTTTCCCACTCGATCACGTCACGTTTCTCCCAGTAACCTGGTATCCATGTGTTGCCATAACCTAAGTAATGACCTGGTACCCAGTATTTCTTTGTGATTGTAACTTCACACCTTCTACGTCTTGGTCTATAATGGGGATGATAGTGATCATACCTCCAATCTTGCCAATGTCCACCACCATGATCGTGACCATGATGGTACGACTCTACAAACGGCTCCCAGAATTCCTTCCAAGTTAATGCTTCTGCTTTGACTGGTGATGTAATACCAATTAGTAGAAGTGGGAGCAGTAGTAGTTTCTTCATTAGTCTTCGTTAGCTAGAGCAGCAAAATAAGAAAGATCTGGTGATTCACCTGACTCTTCTATTTCTCCTACTTTAGCACCAAACCCCGACTTTGTAGGTGCAGGAGGGTCCGCTTTAACAACTGGACTAGTAAGAGGCACTAAATCCTCTTCCTCCTCGTTTGATTGTACTACAGGTCTTGCTGACTTGTTAAGCACAATATTCAAACGTGCTGATAACTCCTCATAACTCTTGAAGTTCTTAAGGTCAGTAAACTCTTTAAGAGAATGCTGAGACTTCCAGACTGCTTCGAGTGCATCATCTTCTAGTCCACCTAATACAGATGGTGAATCAAACTCACTCTTATCATAATTCCAGTATCCACCAATGGTCTGGATTTTAATCTTAAAGTTAGCACCCTTCCATAGATCGAAAGGATTTATTGGAGATTCATCTTCAAACTGTGGTTGCATTGCTGATGCAATCTTGTCATGAATTTTCTTACCATACTTATATAAGAATACTTTACCTTCATTTTCTGGATGAAGTTGATCCTTTACAACATAGATGTTGCTGTAGTAAGAGAGCTTACGCTTCTGCTTACGTGCAGTATCTTTGTCTGCATCTAGTCCACTATTCCATAGTGTCCTATTTAATTCACCTACAGGATCCTTTTGGTTAAGTGTGGTGAGAGAATTCTCAATGTACCAACCACCTGGTCCTTGAAATGCATGACTCCATACCTGTGCCCAAGGAAGATCTTCTCCATCTGGCTCTGGTAGGAAACGAATAACGGCATAACCGTTACCACTCTTATCTACCTCTGGTTTCCAGAGTCTTTCATCTGGACCACGCCCCTGAGGCTTGGACATGTTTTCGATCTGTTGTGTAAGCTTAGCAAACTTACCAGACTTGCTCTTTAATGATGCAAATGACATTTGTATTTGTCTCCGATTTTGTATTGTGATATTGCTACTGGATTATAGTAGCATACTATTTATACGGTGTCAACACCGTCTGTTTTCAATTCCTTTCTCCATGTCCTTAACTTATTCTCCATCTGATCTAGTACCATATTGAGATTCATACCACCACTATACTCTGTGGACATCATCTCTATCCTACTCTTGATTTCCTTTGCAGAGTCATCATCTTGTAACTCATTAGCCGCCAACTGTAAACGTGCATAAAATACTTTCTGCTTTGCTACTAACTCTAGAGTCTTCTCAATATGCTCTAGTCTTTCTTGTGGATTGAATTGTTTAAGACCAGCAGACATCTTCAAGAGCTCTGTATAACACTCCTGTATTGCATCTAACTCTTCTTTTACTACTTCAGATTGGAAGAAATTGTCAGTCATAGATTTAAAATTGCTTTACTTGTACGTTTAATATAATTTAATTGTTGGGCATCCCATTTTATCTTATCTTTCAATGGTTTAGAAATCAGTTTATTTACTGTCTCTACTTCAATCTCAAACTCTTCACATACTGAGGCAACTCCCTCAATATAATTTATAAGACCGTTGCTATCCTTTACCCTGTCCTCAACTAGGGAGGTAAACTTACCTTGTGTCATAAATTTCTCTTCAATTTCTTTCATTGTGTAACCTTTACATTGAGGTGGGAAACTCCACCAGCATCAATCAGTCCAGTTGGGAACCAATTTGCTGCTACTGTTATTCTATCACATTCTTCCTCATTTGGGGTAGCTCTGTGACGAATAGTAGGTGGGAAAACTATAAACCTACCAGGAACAGTAGGTTCTTCATGAGTTAAGTTATAGATGTCTTCATACTCCTGCTGCCCTGAGTATTTAACAGGAAATATATTAGTCTTATCAAAGTAAGGATTCGGGTAATACCACCTAGTAACTGCTTTATTATAACCAGATGAATAATAATTACTACTTAAGAAGCAATTGAAATGAGTGTGATCAAAGAACCAATCTCCTGGTCCATTTTTATTTGCCCATGCTGCATTACATACCATCTTGTTAGGGATCTTCATCCTATCACAAACTTCGGCCACGCAGTCTTGCATCCAGTCGAAAAGATAACGTAGGGGTTCGTGATTGTAGAGGTCGCTTCCCCCTCCACCTTCATAGTTAACACCAGCCCAGATCTGATTGGTATCATTACCCCTCCAAGGTAATGCTGAGAGTATCTTATCAATCTCTTCAACCTTATCCCTGTTGGAGTAACCCATATCAAATCTATAGAAAGGTATACCTAAGACCTCACGGAACATCCAACTATCTTGTGGACCTCCTTTATACTCTGGTGATACCCAACCTGTCATGCTACTGCCTTCTCATTATGATACTGTCGGATCCATTCGATAAGTGTATCGATATAGGTATCCTTGTCATACTTTTGAGAGACCTGCATACTACCATCCTCTGCAACAGATAGTGTTACTAGCTTATCAACTTCAACTCCAGTCAATTCATAATACATGTAAGCATATGCTGCCTCTTGCACAAAGAATTTCTCTAGGTGCTCTTCCTTCTTAAGATTCTTGGTAGTTTTAAAGTCAATTATAGCAAGCTCTTTATCAAACTCAGCAATGCAATCAACACGACCAGCAACCCCCAGAGTCCTAGAAAAAAGAGGGGCTTCAATAGCGTGAATATTACTAATACGATCAAGAGTCTCACGAGCAGACCGAAAAAGGTAAGTGGGAAGACCCTTGCTCTCCTTATCTTCTTCCAATTCATTTTTAAGATACTTCTCCACTAGGTTATGGTACTGTGTGCCTCGCCATGCAGCTGCACGTCGGACCTTCTCTGCTTCAGCAAAACCAACTCGCTTCTGCCAAGCTAGTATACCATGCTTACTCTGGTTGCCAACCACTGTAGTGATACTAGGCATCCATTGGTCATCAATCTTATAGAAACGACCAGTCTCCAAAGTCCTACTAGTAACCTCGTCAAGAGGCTTAGCAGGACCAACATAATTAAACATCAATCAAAACCCATTTCATGTTTGCAGATGAGATAGTCTCTTATGAAACCAGACCTCACGATATCATTGATACCAAACTCAGTGCAAGTGAATGAATCCATTGCCTGAGTGATCTTCATGAAGTCTAGCACACCAGTCCTCTCATGTGACTTAACAAGGTCAGACTGTGTGTAATCTCCAGAGAATATAATTCTACTATCCTGACCAACACGAGTGACAATACTGTCTAACTCATGGAAGTTTAGGTTAGAGAACTCATCTACTATTATAATGGCTCTGTCAAGTGTTATGCCACGCAAGAAAGAAGTAGACCAGAAGTCTATTGATCCTTGGTTTCTTAGGTTTTCATATAATACTTTGAATGCTCCTTCATCAGGCATGTTAAACATATATCGCACCATGTTTTTATATGGTGTCTGATATAGGTTAGACTTGTCTT